AGTAAGAACGATATGAGAATCAGAATTGATTGTCATTGCTCCTGCGCCAGTGAAGTTAAGTGTATCTCCAATAGTCTTGTTTGTTAATGTTTGTGTGTTTGTTGTTCCAACTACCGCACCTGTTGCACCGTGTGCGACTGTTAGGTTAGAGTGTGTTGTAAGGTCTGCTGCTGCATCTGCTGCTGCATCTGCTGCTGCGCCAAGAACATCGTATGATGCTGCTGTTGCTGCAATTGCACGAGCATCTGTAAAGTATTTGTTTGTTGCATTTTCTGCAAGGTCTGCAGTGTCATGGTTTGAAATATCTGATACTTGACCAGTTACGTCTGCTGTTATTGTTCCTGCAGCAAAGTTACCTGAAGCATCACGCTTTACAACCTTGTTTGCTTCGTTAGCAGATGTTGCTGTACCACCGATAAGATTAACGATGTAATCTTGATCTGCTGTCTTCTTTGTTAGGATGTCCTGGTTATTGATTGTACCTGTTGTACCTTCAACTACGAGTCCCGCCTTTACTTTGAAATCTTTTACTACTGTTGCCATTTTTTTATCTCCTTAGTTATGCCTTAAGTCCAATTCGTGCGTAACGAACTGTGACTGGCTTGATCGCAGGATCTGGAGTGACTGTTAAAGCCACGGTATTTCCAGTGCGAGAGACATTAATGGTGCCAATATTCCCATTCGTGTCGATAGTGCCGTACTCACTGACTGATACATCTGTACCGTCAACAAGAATTGTTAATTCAGTTGCATAGAACTTGTTGTCCCCTGCAGAGGTCTTTGATATTGAAATAATATACTTGACCATACGCCAAACTGTAGCATCGAAGTTATCGATAACAGTTGGATTTTCCAATCCATAAATTGTGTTATCGTTATTTCCTGATGAACCTAGATCGTTACCTGAACTTGCAAGGGTATCAATTAAATCTTCATAATCTCCTTGAGTAGGACGATCACCAGTTTGGAATTTTGTCTTTATTGCTGCGATTGTTGACTTTGCCATGGTTATATTATAACCTCCATTTTTTAAAATATCAAAGTATATAGTTATTCAAACCGACCACTGCAATACCAATTGGAGCGGGATTTGAAGCGCTATAGGCATTGATTCCTATATTTGTAAACTTTACCCTAAAGGGTAAAACCTCATTTATTTTTACTGATCTTGTATCACTTGCTACATTTATAATTGCATAAGATACTGCGTTGATTGCTTTTAGTTTATTAGTTTTTTTACTTGATATTTTTGATGATGCCATTAATCAGTTACATCTTCAATGACTACCATTTTCCCTTGAGCGACAGTCCAAACATACGCATCATTTGAAAGTTGTATATCGAAGATATCTCCTGTTTGGAGCATTACTGATTCTGAAGACAAAAGAGAGACTGTGAATTCTCCAATTAAATCGTCAGCATCTGCTAATGGTGTTAAAGAAATTATTGTTGTTGCGGAGTCTGTAAATGTTCCTGCGGGGGTTGGTCTTTTAATTTTCATATTAATATCCCAGTCAGCAATTACTAAAGGTTGTTTTGCATCGTCTGTTACATAAACACGAAAAGAGGCAGTATCTCCTTTTACAATAGTCCAGTTTACAAGTGGTGGTTTATTACCTATGTCATATGATGAAGCGGATCCACGTAAAGTTGCCATAGGTTTATTATATCACGACAAGCCGTCTTTAAGTGCTTTCCAAGTGCCGTTGCCTTTTGCCTGAACAATTAAAATTCCTGATACCCCTGTTGCAGCGACTACACCAACTGCAGTTGCATTTCCAGTTACTGGCCTTGTTCCTGTTAATCCACCAGTTGATCCAATATATACTGGATTGCCATTTGTAAAACTTCCTGTACTTAAATTAATATTTTCCATAACACCAGCAACAACTACAACTCCTTCAGAGTTATTCGCAAGTGGTTGTTTTAAAAGTCCTAAAATTGGACCCACTGTTGACTGGGTTGCAAATGATATTTCTGGTTTGGTTGAATATCCAGTTATATATACTGGAGTTCCTGCAGTCAGAGATTGTCCACTTTTATTAATAACACTAATCTGAAATGCAGATATTCCTAATGGTGGAAGAATTTCGTTTAATTTTGTTACAAGCCCCTTAATGTCTCCATGGACATTTACTGGGTCTTCTGCTTCTGGGAAGGGTAAATTGAACGGGCTTCCTGAGTTTCCTGTTGCCATAATGATTCATTATACCACTTTTAAAATATAACGTTTCTTAACATTACGTTAAAACTTGACAAATTATAGAAAATTATGTTATACTTGGTAGTAACAACCCTGAAAAGGGTTTTTCGTTTCTAAGGAGGAACAGATGAATATATTACAAGATAAACAAAAACTCATCGGAATACTCACGATTATAGTGTTGGCAGCGCAAGGTCTTAATGGTGCTAATGCTAGTGAACGCAACAACTTAAGTACTAAAACCGTAGTTATTGAAGACCAAGCCTCGAAAGAGGTTTTTTTGATTTCTACAGAAGAAAAGTTAAAAAAGTTTGAAAACAAGGGTTCTCTAACCGATGGCGAACTCAAGGAACTTTTATACCTCGTTGGCTTTAGGGGCAACGATCTAAAGGAGGCTTGGGCAGTAGCCAAAAAAGAGTCTAATGGGCAACCTATCAGATTTAATGGAAACACCAATACTGGAGACAGTTCTTATGGTATGTTTCAGATTAATATGATTGGAATGCTTGGTCCTGATCGTAGAGAGAAGTTTAATCTTGTCTCTAATTCAGATCTTTTAAATCCCGTCATAAATGCACAAATTGCATTTCACATGTCAGACGGTGGAAAAGATTGGTCTTCTTGGAAGGGCATTACTCCAAGAACTAAAATGTGGATGAGTAAGTTTCCAGAATAAATAACAATATATAAGAATAGCCACTCTAAAAATGGGTGGCTATTTTTATTTATTTGCTCTAATGTGTGTGTACAAGTATTCTGGACCCTCAGTAAAATACCAGTGATCTGGCTCACAAAAGAAAAAGAAAGCATTGCAAACTAAGTTATTATCAGGATCTGGAAAGGCCTCTCTCCAGTGCTCTAGATCATTGCCATATGTCATTAATGCATCATTTTCTTCTAGCAAATATGGCTTTCCCTCTACCCAGATTTCCCAGGGAGTCTTCTGAAATACACAAAAATTTATATGATAAGTGCAAGCGTTATCATCTTTATGTTTCCATAACTTTGCCTCTTTGCCTTCGTAAACTGACATAAGGCACCAAGAAGGCTTAAGCGTTTCTGACTCAAAATGCTCTCTTGCAAACTCTGTTAGTAGTTCATGAAACTTATTTAATTCTTCAGTATTTGCCCATTGGTGTCTTCCAAATGATTCATCATAGTTTGGTTGGGTTGACCACATTTTCATAGCATACTGCTGTAGTTCTTTTAGTTCTTTTGGTGGAAGTATTGTTTTTATTATTTCAGATTCTTTAATATTCATTACCATTTCCCAATCGGACAGGACGCTTTCTCAAGTTTTGTTTTTACTTTCATAATACAGCCACACTTTTTACATTGTGTAGTTAGTTTTATAAGTTCTGGACATGCCTTGCAAATAGAAAGTCTTTCTTTTGCTTTTTCTTCATCAGCCCATTCTGTTGCAGGGTTTACTATGTCCCAAGGCCTTGTTTCTCCAAGATTTTTTTTCCATTTTTGATACGGAGATTCATTGTTTGTCACTATTTCTACTCCTCTAATAGTTTAAAAGTTATTTCTGGGCTACTACTAAGAGCAGCAATTCTCTGATCGTTATTAGATACTCCAATACAATATCCTATTCCTCCATAATAAACATTGTCAACCAAAAAAGCAATAGACTCACACCCCTCTACGCAAGGAGCCGTACAAGCAGGCTTGTGTTCTATTCCATCTGGGTGTACAAAAGATGAACCATTCCAGACGCTTTTTCTTGCTGGGAAATAATTTAAATGAGTTATATTTAAAACAGTTGGACTGTTTGAAAGAGCATAACATTTATCATTTTGTAAAGGATCTATAGAGGTTCCATCAGAATTTACATCAATAGATAAAAAATGTATGGAATCTCCATCAATATTTGCAAAAAATTCTTTTCTCATATCAATTATTATACCCTATCACTAGTCATTACATCCAATCACGGCTCCACAATTATCTGTAATTAAACAATATCCACCGTTACATTGAGCATCTGGGTATCCTACACAGAAGTTAGTTCCACTACACGATGGTGTAGGCGTTGGTGTTGGTGTTGGGTCTGGTGTAGGCGTTGGTGTAGGCGTTGGTGCTGTATAAGAACAGCATCTATATTGTTGATCAGTAGTTCCGTCTGAATAATAAACAGTGTCCATTCTTTCTCCACCTTCTGGGCAGTATGGATCTGATATACATGTTCCAGTTTCAGTACGCAATATTGTTCTTTGTGTAGGAGTTGGACCAGGGCCTGTAGGTGTAGGTGCAACGTATCCACATGCAACGCTATTAACCTCATGGTCTGACCAATCAGTAGGAACATCATACTGATAATCATATTCAGAAAATACACCATTGATAAACTTCGATCTTCTGGAATCTATTAGTGCTCTTACTTGTCTTGTAGTTCCAGAACACCTATATTCCTCAGTATCTTCATAAGCAACCCAATCGCTGTATGTTATGGTTGGCGTTGTTGGTGTTGGGTCAGGTGTGTAAGAGCAGCATACAGTGAGTTCAGTACTAGTTCCATCTGAATAGTAAACAGTATCTATCCTTTCTCCACCTCCTGGGCACTGTGGGAATGGCGTACATGTTCCAATTGTTCTACTTGTTTCTGTTTTTGGTGTAGGTGTTGGTACCCATGGTCTTCCATCACTGTCACAGCAAGTATCTCCGCATACAGAATCATAACTTGAAGTCATACCAGGCTTTGGACAGACTGGGGCTGAGCAAGCAACAGAAGGATACGCTCCTGTGTTGTTATACGAACAATCTTGTGCTGAGATTGTTCCAGTACATGCAAGATCAACATTGTCATATGCACTAGAACATGAAACGGTGCTACTTCCATAAACTAGAGTATAAGTTGAGCCATTAACACAACATCCTGTTGCATAGTATGCATAAGATGCAGGAGGTGTTGGAGTAGCGACAGCAGTTGTAAAGGTTGTACTATTTGATGCAGAATCACCAGTATAGTTTGCATTAGCGTACAGGGTAACTGTTACAGAGTAAGTTGTTCCAGCAGAAAACCCAGAGAGTAAAACAGGAGGACCGCCTGCAGAACTAGCGCTGTTACTGCTAGATCCGTTAGATGCAATTACAGTGTATGAACCCCATCCGCTTCCTCCCCAAGTAATATATGCTTGATTTTCAGTCCATGCTTGCCCTGGTCCTGCGCCGTATGCGATAACACCGCCAATATTTGGATAAGGAGTTGGGGTTGGTCCCACTGGAGTTGGGGTTGGTCCCACTGGAGTTGGGGTAGGCGTAGGGACTACAACATATGAATAATATTCAAAATCTATAGTTGACTCATACTGAAGAAGTGATCCTGTATCAACTCTTCCTTTAGCCTTACCATTGTTTGAAGAATTAGCACCACCGCTATTTCCTATAGATGTTTCATTACCTAATGCAAACCCAGCGCTTGTAATTGCTGTTCTGGCCTCATTGAGAGTCAATCCTTCTAGGTTTGGGATTATCCCCATACCTTTTGAAGAAGACCATAGACCAAAATTTAGCATTTGGAACCTACGCCGTCAAATCGCCAATAAGAATCCAGGTATTGGTATCTATCTTTGAAATTACTGCACCTGAGTATTGGGCTGCAATCTTTTTATTTGAATTTTTACTATTAAGAATAACTCCAACTGCTCCTGCAATACTAACATTACCAGAACCATTTCTAAGTATTTCAATTTTTTGACCAACAACAAATGGGGTTGTGCTGTGTGCTGGTATTGTAATAACTACATCAGTTAAAGATGTAACGGATATAGTTTTTCCAGAATCTGTTTTTCCGATTGTGTAGTCTGCTGTTTTTGCAAGAAAGTCAACTGAGTCATTGATGAATCTCCACTCACCATTATGGTAATACTGAAGTTGATTAATGACTGTTCCAGAATTTTCTTGTCTAACAAAACATACAATTCCATTTGTTGGTGCTGTGATAGCAGAATCTCTTGCTGTTGGGTTTTGATAATTGTTTATTCCTGCTTTTGCATTTACAACAGTATCAAAAGTTACAACAGCATTAAAATCTTGATCTGCAGTCCAGGTATATTCAGCATTAGTATTTACAGCAGCGCCGAGTGCATACCAAGTATCGTTTGATTGATTATATATGTATGCTACTTTTCCATCTGAATTAATTGTTGCCATCTGATGTTAACCCCAATGCTCTTAATTCTGCTTCTGTAATTCCAGTTGTTAAAACTAATTTTGCAATACCGCTTTCACGAAGTTGCTCTTCTGTTGTTTTTGCTTTAGCCATTATGCACCAATCTCTTTCCATTCAGAACCTGACCATACATACATTTTTAATGGAGATGAGTCTGAATCAACCCAAAGCGCACCTGTTGTTGGATTTGTAGGTTGTGATATTTGATATGACGCTGTAGCGTATTGAACATCTGTTGTTAGAGATGTTGATGAGTCTACCCAAATGTATCCATTGTCTATTCCAGTTGGCATAGATGCCAAAACTGCAGAACCAAGACCGTCTGCCTCAATTGTGTCAATACGTGTATCTAATGCTTTAATATGACCTACAACTGAGTTGGGGATAATCTGAGATTCGGTTGTAATTTCAGAAGATGTGCCATAATGGTATAACTTTAGCGCTGCTTGGATATCCGCAGCATCTTCATACCCTGGTATTTTTGTGGGATAAACTGATCCGATATTTTCAGAAGCCATACCTTAGATTATACCACAGTAATGAATAAGTGTACTGTTTTAACTGTAGTCAAATTTGACCAAGTTGAACCATCTAACTCGGCAGCCTTTATGGTTATAGGCAAAGACAGGGTTCCATTGTCTGAAGACACTGCTCCAACTGAAATTGAAGAGGCTAAGGGTAATTGATTTAGAATACTATATTGAACATTAAAGTTTTCTGCTGTTACAGTTCCTACAAAATCAGAAGGCACTATTTCTGCAACTGGTATATTTTTTGTCCAAGTGCCACTAGTAAAAGTTGTTGTTGTGTAGTTCTTACTGTAAGTATTAGATGTTAATTTGAATAGCCTTACCCAGGTTTCTGTGCCTATTACATTTTGTCTTTGGTATACGTACTGATATTCTTCATCAGAAGAAAGTATATTAATGTATAAATCATATACCTGTGCGTCAGGGGCTAGTAGAGTTGTTGGCCGACCTAGGTTTACAAAAATTTGGCTTCCACGATCACCTTTTGGCCCAAAGTCAATTTCAAGATTTAGTGATGAAGGACCACCAAGTACTGTTAAATCTTCTGTTGATAAAATTACATCTGCCATTAAACCGTTGCTCCAGAAACTTGATCTGTTACTGATACCGTTCCAGTTAGCAATGTATAAACATAGTTATGAGGAGATGAAGTTCTTGTTATTTCTACGTCATAGATATATTGTGTTATAGCGCTCATGGTTACGGAATCGGCAGGTCTAATTGTGCATGTTACATAGTTTCCAGAAACTCCACTTGTTATTACTGCAAGACATTCGATCCTTCCAGAAACTCCAGAAGATCCACGGGATGTAGAGATTGTAAACTTAGCATTACCATACTGACTTAAATCAAATGAAGCACCAGAAGAGTCTTTGGGATAAACACGAAACTCATAGGTGTCGCCCTTGTAGTAGTTAATGTTGAGTGTGCCTGGAAATGCCATAAGTTTATTATACCACGCTGACGTATATAGATTTCATAACTACTGATGAGTCATAGTCTGTTCTAATTTGTGGATAGGCACCATTACCCCAGATTTTCTCATTTTCAATAAAGACTTGCTGGGTTACAGATATTGGGTAGGTGTGTTGATACTTTAAGGATGCCACAAACTGAGAAACCTCTCTATTGGCATTTGGGAAAAATGTTCTAATCCACACTTCTGTATTTGTGTTATATGTTGTAAGTTCAAAGTTGTAGGTTATGAAGGCTTGAGATCCTTCCTTTACTCCACGAAAATTTAACATTCTTGAGTTATCATTCCAAAAACTAACTGAGTTTTCTGGCAAGTACTTTTCATTGGATTTCCCATCGGTTATGATAAATACTGTTACCCACCCATCGTCACCCTTTGTTATTCCAAGGCTAATCTCTGACTCTTTATTATTAAAATATGATGCCCAACCTGCTTGCTGTCCAGACGAAGACAAAGAACTTTTTCCATCATTTCCGTTTTTACCTGATGGACCTTTTTCTCCTTTATCTCCCTTTTGTCCTTGTGGACCAGGTAATCCTTTTTCTCCATCCCTGCCTGCTGGACCTTGGGGTCCCTGTGGCCCAGGAACAGGAAGAAATGAAAGAGTATTTTCTTGATAAGGGGTTGCTTGGCTTTGTTCTACCTGAGCAGCATAAGAAGATTTTTTTGCACCTGGAAAGTCCATAGATTTAGAAACGGCCATAATAAAATTATCTCATGTTTATTTAAAAACTACTTGTTTATTTTAAATGATTTACCATCAACACGAATTACGGGTGGTAACTCAGGTCTTGGTGTAGTGACTTTGACAACAGCCATTAAAGTGCTCCAGAGACGTCACCAATGACTCGTATGGCACCGATTACAGGTGTCCACACAACAGTATCAATTGTAACTTCTAAATCAAATGTTAACTCTGCAATAGAAGATCCATAACCTGTTCCCCAAAATTTTGTTATCTCTGGAGAAGCCTTAATGTCTACATATCCATTATGTGAAACAACTTCTAGTTCATCAATAATGTCACCCTTAGAGTCATAAGCGCTTGAAATATATGTCCAGTCAGAAGTATCGAAATATGTAGATTCATCATTGTCTAAGAATTCAACTCTAATAGAAGCGGAGTCACCTCTAACAACATTCCACTTAATTTTTACGGGATCAGCACCAAAAACATCAGGTCCACAAATAGTCATAATCTTGATTATACCATAAAATTCAAAAGGGTACTCAGGATAGGTGGGTATGAAGAGACTATCCTAAGTACCTTTATAAAAGTATATCATATAGGTATAATTCAGACATATATTTTCAGGTTATAAAAAGTTTATCAAATCGTTATAATTAAGAATGTCCGTTTTGTCTATTAAGAAATCAATTGTCAGAAGTGGGATGGTGTATACTTAAATATATATAAGAAAAGAACTATCTTTAAAGGTTTTATATTTATATATCTTATATATTATATATAGCAAATAGGCAAATTAGGTTATTTATTTAAATCGGCTATATGATTAAGTAAAATTTTGTACATATCGTCGAGTTTCTTTTCTTGGCGATCTCTAGAGTTTATAGAGTCAATTCTCTGTTCATCCAAAGCGCTTTCTAATCTATTAATTTGATCTTTTATTGATGATCCAGAATTGGGCTTAAGTTCGCTCAAATAATGTTTTACAAGCCATTTGATCGCAAAGGCGATTGTAGATACAATTGTAAGAATTGCTACTATTAACGAGGCCCAGTCTTGAATTGTCATAACTTTATTATTATAAGGGACGTTTTTTATTTTTTGAAACGGTATTTAAGGCGTCGCCGAAATAGAAGTTATCCAAACCACTATATGCTCTAGTATGACAAATATTGACAGATATGAGCAAGTTATGGTATTATAGACATATGTCTGGAAAGACAAGTCCTATAGAGAAATGGTGAGTAAATGGAACTAACAAGAGATAAAGTAATTGAAGCAGTTGTAGATACTGTTGAAGAAGGCATTAAGGATTCATTGCCAAAAGATATGACAGAAGTTCAGAAGAAGGAAGCACTTATTCAGAATAGACCTGGACTTGTGGTCGTTGCTGGTAAGATTGCAGACAAACTAGGTTTTTAATATTTAAAATGACAAATAGCACTTTCGGATTTGATGGTCAAACATGTATGTTTTGTCCAAATGATATAAGACGTAAGTGGGCTAATAAAATTGTTAGAAAATATGAAAAAACTAAAAAAGCGAATGAACTTTTCTTATTAATTATTGACGCAAAGTCAGATGATGATATTCCTCAAGAAGTCAAAGACTTGGTTTCAGATGCACCAGAATTACAGTTGTATGTGGATAACTTTATAGAGATTGCTTATGCAGCAAGAAGTACGAGTAAGACTCATCTTTTGATCTCTCCCGTGAGACATATCGAAAAATTTCAAACACTGCAAGATTTTGATCTATTGAGAAAAATAATAGATGCAACATGGGCTATAATTGGATATACAGAATTAGATGAGGCTTCTCTTAATCTTTCTTTAAAGGTTGGAGAGGTTCCTATACCACATGTACACTTTCATCTAAATTCTGAAAATGAAATAAATAAAGAAAAGTTATTAGAACTTATGGAAAGGAGACATTTCTATGTCAGCGCTATATAAGGATCAGGCTTGGTTAACAGAACAATATGTCAATCTAAAGAAAACATCTCAGGAGATTGCAGAGTTATGTGACGAGGCTGAAAATGCGTATGAGGTTGAATTTTATTTAGAGATATACGGATTGCTTAATTAATTACCGCATTGGCATTCAGAGCAACACTCTTCTTTAAACATCTTTAATGCTAATCCGTCGTTTTCTACTTCAGGTGAATCTGGTCTACCCAAATCTTCCCAAAATTTTTCTCTACCCATAGCGTCTTTTTCATATACCTGTTTAGATTCAAATTGGAAGTCTTGATCCCAGGCATTTTCTAGATTATCTAATATTCCCATACCGTCTATTATACACCAAATCTGAAAAAATTTAAAAATTGAGTTTTACCAAAATCTGAATATTTTTACCAGATGTATGATACAAGAAATAAAAAATAAAATAGCAAAAACATAGTGAGCACATTTACAGGTGATGATGTGAATTTATTTTATCACACCACCACCCGCAAAGCGTTAGGGTACTACCCCGATTTACTTAGTATGGGTACCACCTTGCGATCTAAATACGCTTTCATCTGTTTTGTTTCTTTCTGTTGCTTTAGGTCAATGTTAGCAATACCTAAATCTTTTAATACTTTAGATGTTTCTACTACAATAGTCTTAGCGAATGCAACACCTAATAGTTTTAGCCCTAAAGGAATTGCTACTACTGCACCAATAACTAAAATCATAGTAACTACTGCACCAAAGATAAGAAAGTATCCTATCCAATCAAATAAAACACTAAACGGATTTGTGAACCAATCAAACAATAGCAACCTCAGCCTTCCAAGCCTCGACAATACGGGATACATGTGCATAGGTGTTAGCACAATCGTAACAGATTTGTTCTGTTGGTATGCCTAGCATAAAGGCATCTGTTCCACTGTAGACTAACTCTACTGATTCGCATCTAGGTGTTTTGCATGTTATCATTTATTTATCTCTTTTCTTTTGTGCATAAGCAGGGGTTGATTGTTATTTGTTTACCTTTTTGGGTAACGATTGCTAGGGTGTTGCATGATGAGCATAGGTATAGGTGCATTAGAATTCACTCTTATCTAGCATTGTAGGGATAAGTACTAGTATAACACCTAGCACCGACAAGGCGACTATGATGATAGGGAGGCTCATTAGATACACTCCTCACAAGGGCATTGTGGGAATTCTGCATCTTGCTTAATCTTGTTAGCAAGTTGCATAACCTTAGCGTATGTAGTAACACTAGCACCTCTAAAGTTAATAGTTTCGCCATTGGCTACCTTTTCAGCAGCAAGGGCAATTCGTTGATTTAGGGATAAGTGTCCATAGGTAGAGGACTTAATGTAATTGTTATCTAGTGTAGTCATTTGTGACCACCTTTCTTTTTTTCTATGGTATCACCTTGATACCTTTTTTTGCTGACCTAGGTTATTTGCTCTTATTTGCTACGCTCACCCTATTGCTAGGTTTATTTGGTAGGCTCAGAGGCTCACTAGGATTTTCTATTATTTAATTTTTTGTATGTAGTAATACTAACATACATTCCCCTAAAAGTCAAGCCCTAGAGGGGTGTTTTGTATGTGATTTAGGTCACTTATTTGCTATGCTCATCGAACAGATGTTCGCTTATTTGATAGGCTCATTAACCTTAATTAACTCTATTTAATTTTTCTTATACTAGTATAATAACACATCTACCCCTAAAAGTCAAGTCCTAACACGGCGTGTCGCATGTGATATGCATCACAGGGGGACGTCTACAGATCACCCCCCTATATAGCACGTCCCGTGTGGCGTACATCACATGTGTTCTACATCACAATGTCTATAATGTCCGTTTTATACCCCCCTAAATGTCAGTGGTAGGTGTTATACTTCTAGTATAAAGAAAGTCAGAAAAGGTTTCTGAACTAGAAAGGAATTCAAATGAATTCAAATGTAATAAACACAGTATGTGTGTCACATACCCCTAATAA